TCCATAATTCACCATCAATTTCACACACCATATCACAAGTACCTGCTACTTTTAATTCATCTGAAAATATATGTACTTCAGTTTCAATTAACGTTGGATTATATGTTTCCCACCAATCAACAAATCTTAAAAACATTTGCCATATTTTAGGATCATACATTGGATACCCATTTTTTAAGAAATTTAATTCTTTACCATTAAGATAATCTTCACACATTTCATGTACTAAAGTACCTTCTTCACCTGCTTTTTTAACTATCCAGTCAGCTGAATAACCTACTTTTTTTAACCATTCTTGAAAATGTTTACCTTTTGGATAACAACTTAAAACATAAGTAATAGATGGGTAATATTTTCCATTACGTCTATAATACCTAGCATCTGGTAAAGTTATTTGTTTTGCATCTTCACTAATCTCTAATATTCTATTATAAGATTTTTTGATGTTTCTCTTTTTCATACTAATTGTAGTTTTTTTTCCATTAAATCATATTCAGTTAATGGAATGGTATTTTGGATTAATTTTGTAAAATTTTTAAATCCCATTTCACTAGGGTCTTTCCCTTGAAGCTCTACCAAATAAACTTCTTTACCTTGATTTATAAAATCCTGAGCGAATTTTAATGCTTTTTTCATTGCGTCAGTGTCTAATGCAATGTATATTTTTTGAATAGTTGATGTAACTATTTTTTTCATTAATTTTGACTGTATATTATTGCCTAATAACGGAATAGCGTTACGTTTAATGGCTATGGCGTCAAATGGTCCTTCGCACAATACCAACGGTAACTTCCAATTAATAAACAATTCAAATGGTACTATATCACGTGATGCTTCAGGGTTTCTATACTTTCTATATGGATCTTTTTCAAATGATCTACCTGTAAAGAAATTTAAATGACCATTTTCATCATAAGAAGGTATAATAATCATATTTTTATAATTACCATACTCACAATAACCTAAATTATATTTGTAAACATCATCCATTGTTAAACCTCTATTTCTTAAATAACCCCACGCTTGCTTACCTGTTATTCCTGTAGCATTACTAGTTATCTGTTTAAATTCATTAGGTAATTTAACATCAATTACTTTTTCTACTATTTTACGTTCATTCTCATTAGCAACTAATTTAAATAACTCAGTAAATTTTTCTGGTGCAGCTTTAATTTGTTTGAATAGTGTTGAAATACGAGTACCTTTTTTATCACATACCCAACAATGCCAAGGATTATATCCTTTTTTATTTTCTGAGAAATTAACTTCTAATTTAGGTTTGGCATGATTACAAAAAGGACAATGATAAGATTGATTGCCCCTAGCAGTTCGTTTTCCAGTACCTAATACAGAGTTAACTAAGTTAACTAATAGTTCGTTTACCATATGATCCAATATACGTAAGGTATTTTGCTAATCAAAGTCTTTCCTAAAGAACTTTCCTAATATGTTATCATTGATATGAGCACTATGTTTATCTTCTAATATTCCACATTTAAATAGATGTTTAGTTTCATAGTATGTAAGTAATTTTTTATTAGGAACGAACTGTAATATACGTTTTTCCCAATTTTCACCTGTATTATCTTTTTTCGATAATGTAACAATTTCTTTTTGGGATCCAAAATAATCTTTCCAATCAGATTCAGTTACTACTTTTTGTTTAATAGGAACACGGCCTCTTAGTCCTTGTTTTGATCTTTCTTCTCTAAGTGCTGCTAAAGCTTTTTTACCTAATCGTTTATTTCTTTCAAAATAAAGCACTTTTTTACCAATGTATCTTACGTCAGTTGGTTTATATCTAACTTCATAAATAAACCCGTAAGTTCCTTCTGGCATATCCTTTATTGATGTTATAACCCTTCCCTGGTAGACCCAGGTAGCGGTTGTTGGCATATGTTTCATATGTTAGTTTGTATCAAAATTGATCATGAATGTTGTATCAGTAGAAAGTGATATAGGTAAAGGTCTTGGTAGTTTACCAACACATACTAAATCATTACTATCATTATATAGTCCTACTGTTGTTACATAAGGAGTAAATAAAGACCCAGTACAAAAATCATGATAAATTTGAGTATTTTCTGATTTATCAACATCAGCCTCTACTAAATTAATAAAACCAGTTCCTGATCCTCCTAAATCAGCTCCTGCTATTTCTAATTTATCTCCTACACTATAATTTTTTCCACCAAATGTTTCTGATATTGTAGGAGGAATGGGGGTGCTATCAGCTATTGATTGGGAAACTTCTATACTTATTATATTTGCATTTGGTGCTGCGCTATCAGTAGTTATATTTAATATAGCTCCTTTCGTACCAGCAAATGTATCTACTCCATTAACATTATAAGTACCTTGGCCTAATAAAGCATTACCAAAATACTGTTGACCTCTTGAAGGATTTGGTTGGTAATTAGCATCTTGGTTTGTCAATAAATTAAAAGAATCAGCATATTTAATTTGTGTATTTCCTATTTCACCAGCTTGAGATTGGATTAAATGAACACTATCATTAGCTACATTTGTTGTAAATAATGAACATGAAATTTCACCATTTAACCCATTAACTGAGTTTACTGCATCACAAAAAGCTTGAGCTATACCAGCAGCACTACCTGTACTATTAAATTGGGATTGTCCTAAAGCATTTCTTGATCCATTTTTAAAACCATTAAAACCTACAAATTCTAAACGTTCATCACCTGCTGTTCTTAATTCTATTCTATATTGTTGTCCTATACTTTCTTTAAATTGATCTTTAAATACATAATAAGTTGATGCATTTGTAGTACCAAGTAAAGTTTTAGGTTGTACTGTAAAAGTTTGTGACGCATTTAATCCTATTAAATTTCCAGCATTAAATGATGAAAATAATTGCCCTGGTTTAGTAGTTAATACACCTGGTACTCCTAAAGCTGATGGATTAGTTGTGTAAGTAAATTCACTATCTCTTACTGTACATTTATATTGATTTTCATCTATTGTAATTGATGAAGAATAAGATAATGAAGAAGATACTATATTAGGATTTATATTATTTTTATATCCTACATTATAAGCAAATTCTCTTAAACTACCACTATCTGGTCCTGTTATTACTGCTATACCTTGTGAGTAAAATATTTGACCTACACTTCCTGAGAAAAAGGGTGTACCGTCTGCTTTAGATTGTGTTACAATTAAATTACCTTGACCATCATCATCAACTATACTTTTTGTATAATTTAATGAAGAAGTATATTCAAACCGAAATGAAGATGGTTGAATTGCTTCACCATATAACATTGAAGGTATTGATATTACAGAAGGTCCTCTTGGAGCCTGTAAGTAATTTAAAGATAAATTACCTGCTCCTCCAGCTGCTACAAAACTTACTAAATCATTATTTTTTAAAGTTAGTCCTCTTTTATTAGTACCAACTTGAGGATTAACTCCTTCAGGTGCTAATAAATTAGCATTTATAGTATTAGTTCTAGGATCTAAATCCGATGCTTGAATTACAAATTTAGCAGGACCGCCTGAAAAAGTACCTAAAGGTACTTGTGCTTGTAATTGAGCAACTGTAATTTCTATTTCTTCTCCAGCTTTATATCCAGTTCCCGCTGTGAATATTTCAATCTCACTAATAACTGCTCCAGCAGTAATTATTTGAATTTCTCCTCCAGTTCCATTACCTGTATAATTATAATTACTTATAGGAGCTGTTGAGGTATTGGCTAATAAACTAGAATTAAGAACATTACCTGTATTTGATATTTTAGCTCCTACAATAAAAGGAGCTGGAGCTACACCTGTGTCTAAGAAAAAAGGAGAGGATATAGGGTTTGATTCCCAAGTTACATTATTTAAAATATAAGTATCATCAATTCCTACACTTCCTAAATCTGGGAAATTACCTACTGGAAATGCTAAATTTAGAGTATCAATTGTTGAATCATATGCAACTATTATTGATTGAGATACTCCTGTGTCTGTACCTGCAAACCCAATTGGAGCTGAGGATGCTGAAAATTGTGCAAATTTTCTATCTTGTACTACTGATGATTGTAAAAAGTTTTCAAATCTAGGACCAGTTATATTACCTACAATAGTATCTCTACCTAAATTTTGTTGTTGAGGTCCTGTTCCACCAGATCTAAAACTAGCAGTTACCATTGGATCACCCCAAGATGAAGTTAAATAGTTTGAATAATAAAGTTGTTTAATACTATTAAAGACAGTTACACCATCTTGCATTGTATTAAATCCAGTATCATATGAACCAGATAAATATCTACCTTGTTGTGATTGATAATACTCAATTTGAGCATCTGAAGCAGTAATTTGACTACCCTCAAATCTAAAACGTTTATTCGCTTTGAATGGGGATACTACTACCTCATTTGTATTAAATTGTTTGTATACAGCCATTCATCCTAGAAATCTAATTTAACCCTTACAAGTAATTCTTTTGTAAAATTCTTTTCTAGTGGTCTTGATAATTTAGCTACTGCTAGTAATTCACCTGCTAAGTTATATAAACCTACTGTTGTTATATATGTTGTTGGGTTGTTAATAAATTCTGGGAATAAAACTGCTCCTGTGGAACTTGATATAAATGATGGATTTGCTGAGTAATTATATTCTGAGTTTTTAGCTCTACAAAATATATAATCTGAAGATAAATCTTCTTGTGAATTTATAGTAAATTGTGCACCTCTATTTAAAGTATCAACCATTGCAAGTGAATTTAATCCTTTTGAGTCAAATGATCTACTTGTTCCAAAGTTAATACCACCATTAACT